AAGACTTGAGCAAAGACGCATTGAGGCAGAAATAGCCCGTAACAACGCAAACAACCATCCATACCCACACGAGATAGACGACAGACTTTGACAACTAACCCTGCGGGGGTAAGACATGATCGAGTTCCTTTTTGCAGTCGCGCTAAGCCAGCAACAAATACACGATCAATGCATTTACCGGGCAGGTGTCGCCAGTAACGTTCAGGAAATACGCCATCAAGGTGATAACTGGGAAGCGTTCAAAGAAAACACCCAGCGAATATACAAAGACGACGAAGGTTATCAAAACCTTCTCGGCATGGCGTATCTGGTTTACCACCAGGTGCCATTTGAATTAGAAAGCGACCAGGTATTTGAACTGATGTTTGAAACCTGCAAGAACTCACACTACAAAGCCCACAGAGCCGGGCCTGAATTTACTTTATGAATGAGACTAGCTATGGCGGCAAAGTATGACAAGGCGGCTTTACTGGCTGACTTCCATACTGGAACTTACACTCAGCGCCAGTTAGCCGATAGACATAAAATATCGCCAGCAATGGTGAACAGAATAACCAAAGGTGTTGAGAAAAAAAACGCCGAGATAGTAAACAAGAAAGTAGAACTAAATCAAGATATTAAGCTATTAAGTGAACAAGAAGTAAACGCAGTAAACGAAGCTGTTCACTTTAAAGAGAAAATGATTGGCGAGATACAGTTATTCACCACTAACGCAATGCGTAAAGCAGGCGACCTTTTAACGCTTTCTGATTCAGGCTCAGACTTTAAAGCGATAGTTGAGGGTGTTGATAAGTTAAGTATTACGACCGGCGTTAACGAGCGCCACGCCAAACCATCACAGGTACAGCAAAACACTCAGATAAATAACGAGACACCTAGAACACTGGATGACTTTTATAGGCAAGAATAACAATCATGTTGATGAATCCAGCCCTGAGAGACTTCTGGGCTACCAAGTCACGCTATAAGGCGTTAAGGGGTGGTAGGGATTCAAGCAAGTCACATGACGCTGCCGGTAACGCCATAAGAATTGCCGACTACTGCACCGTTAAGTTTCTCTGTGTAAGGCAGTTTCAGAACAGGATTGATGACTCTGTTTATACGGTCCTGAAAGACAAGATTGCTGCATTTGGATTGCAGGACAGATTTTATATAACCAATAACCGGATCAAGAATCTGGTTACGGGTTCTGAGTTCATGTTTTACGGTATTCAGCGAAACCTCACTGACATTAAATCGGTTGAGGGTGCAGACATACTTTGGATTGAGGAGGCCGAAGGGCTTACTGAAGAACAGATGAAAGTTCTCAGGCCAACCATCCGTAAGGAAGGGTCTGAAATATGGCTTATCTGGAATCCACGATTTAAAACAGATTACATTCATAAGCGGTTTGTCGTTGACCCGCCTAATGATTGTGTTTGTCGACTTATTAACTACGATGAAAATCCTTTTTTATCTGAAACCAGTAAGAAAGAGATAGCGCAGTTAAAAGAGGATGACTACGAAGAATATCAGCACGTATATCTAGGCGTGCCGAAAGACAGTAGCGAAAACGCCATTATCAAGCTGAAATGGATTGAGGCGACTATTGATGCACATCTAACCGTTAAGCCTGCAAGTGGTGAATGGCTTGGTGGTGTAACGGTAGGTTATGACGTGGCGGATGATGGCGATGATGCAAACGCAACCACCACAATGAATGGTTATGTTGCTGTTCATGTTGACGAGTGGAAAGCTGGTGAAGATGAGCTGGATAAGTCTGCCGGGCGCGTCGTAAACACTGCTAAACGATTAAACGCCTCACTGATAGGGTATGACTCCATCGGCGTTGGTGCTGGCACTGGGGCGCATTTTAATAACCTTAAATGGCGTAAGCACTTCAAGTTTAATGCAGCCGCAAAAGTAGCCAAGCCAGATCGGTATTACATGGTGGCTGGCAAGATTAAAAACGTCGATCACTTTGAGAATTTAAAAGCTCAAGCATGGCGAACCGTATCAGACAGATTTAAAAACACATATTTAGCGGTCACCAAAAATAAAAAGTTCAGGGCCGACGAGATGATAAGCATCTCAAGCGACCTGGACAAAAAGTTATTAGAAAAACTGAAAGAAGAATTATCCGTTGTTGAAAAAACGTATAGCTCATCTGGCAAAGAAATGGTGGAAAGCAAGAAGCAGTTAAGGGCAAGAGAAGTTGACTCTCCCAATATTGCTGATTCTTTCATTATCGCCAACAGCCGATCGCTGGTTGCAAAACTCAGTATCGGCAACATGCTGTAACTATCATTAGATGCGCTCTAAAGCGCGGAGACTAAACGATGCATAAACCATTACCAACCAGCGACGGATTAGTAAACGTCGTTACTGGTCTAGGTACGGCTGCATCCAAGGGTTATCACAACCATTTTGCCTTTGATGAGATCGGTAACTTTGCTCAACTAGATGCGGCTTATCAGTCAAATTGGCTGGCACGTCAGATAGTCGACATTCCTGCTGATGATATGGTCCGTGAATGGCGCTCAATTAAAAGCCAAAACGCAGAAGAAATCCGCGTAGAGGAAGACCGCCTTAATTTAATGCAGCACGTTAATGACGCTTTGTCATGGGCGAGACTGTACGGCGGTTCAGCTATTTTAATGCTGGCCAATCAGGATTTAGAGCAGCCGCTCAATCCAAACAATATTAAAAAAGGTGATTTGCAGCGGTTAATCGTTTTCGATCGCTATGAATTAATGCCAAACAGCATTAACACCTGGAACCCATTAGCTGAAAACTACCTGATGCCGGAGTTCTATACCATCTATCAGGGTAATCAACGTATTCACTGGACACACTTTGCACGCTTTATGGGTGCCAAGCTCCCACGTAGACAGCGCGTTATTACGCAAGGCTGGGGTGACTCAGAATTACGCAAGTGCTTATCTGACCTGAAATCGGTTGTGGCATCAAAAGACGGTATTGCCGAGCTAATGCAGGAAGCCAATATTGATGTCATTACCCGCGAAGGGCTAACCGAAGATTTAACGACCGATCAAGACGGCAAAATTATTGACCGTTACACACTGTTTAGTCAGATGAAATCGATTGTCAGATTGGCTTTGCTCGACGGTGATGAGAAATTAGACCGCTTAACGCTTAATTTAACCGGCGTTGCACCCGTCATGGAAATACTCATGACCTGGATTAGTGGTGCAGCAGATATTCCAGCGACACGGTTATTCGGTACATCCGCCAAAGGCATGAATGCAACTGGCGAAGGTGACTTAAAGAATTACTACGACAGTTTGCGCTCGAAACAAAATAGCCAGTTAGATCCGGCTATGAATTGGCTTGATCAGATTATGGTCCGGTCAGCCATTGGCAGTATGCCAGCGGATTACAACTGGGACTGGAACCGGCTTTATCAGCCTAACCGTAAAGAAGAATCAGAAGCAGCCAAGGTTGAAGCTGAGACGGACGTTTTATTGCTTGATGCTGGCGTTATTCAAAGGTCACAGATTCAACGCAGACTGCAATCAGCAGAAGCCTATCAGTTCGATGATAAAAAGATTGAAGACCTTGAAGCATTAGAAGACCCGAATCTATTTGACCGGGATGAAGACAATTCGGTTGATGAGTAATGCTCCGCGTCGGCATTGAATACAACGTCAATCTACAGCGCGTTGTAAATCAAGTCAGAACAGATATTAACGAGCTATTGGTGCCGGTTATCTATCAGTCTGAATACAGTTACACCGCGGATGATTCATGGCCCGATCGTATTCAGTTGATGCTCGATATTCTGAAAGAAACTTGGTCCTCAAGAGAGTTTATTGAGCGTGCAGCCGTTATTGCGGGAACGTTCGTTAAAGAAACAACGCAATTCGTAGATAGAAAGAACAAAGCAAAGTTTGGCATTAACGCTTTTGGTAATTCGGAAAAGATGGCCAATTACTTAAGCGCAGCAACCAAGCAAAACGCAAACCTTATTAAATCCATTCCAGAGCAATACCTGAATAACGTAGCCAATACCGTTATGACAGCCATGCGCAACGGAATCATGCCGAGAGAGATAACCCGGCAACTGAAAGCGGATTACGAAATAACGCAGCGTCGGGCCAGATTTATTGCCCGCGACCAGACCGCCAAAGTAAACGGTGAAATAGACAAGCAACGCCAGATAGATGCGGGCTTTGAATACTTCCAGTGGCTCGATAGTGATGATGAGCGAGTCCGTCACCGCCATGAAGTGATAGCCAATAAAGAAACTAAATACGGCATAGGCGTTTATCGATGGGATGACCTGCCGACGAATGATAAGGGCCAAAAAATACAGCCCGGTTCTGATTTTGGGTGTCGATGCACAGCACGAGCCAAAACAACGGCATCAGTTGAAAAGTACATGAAGAATAAAAAGGCGAATCAATGACACGCATAACGATTCAAGACAAAAACACCTTTAGGGTTACGCATCGTGAGTTTACCGATGAAGGCTTTTTAAAGGTGCCTGGACGTGTGGCGAAAACCGGCATTCAGCAGTACCTCAGAAAAGAACTGCAATTAGACGGCGACCCTAACGAAGTGGTCAACGTGTTTCGTCCAGAGGATGAAGTATTTAAGGCCGAATCACTCGATACCTATAACTGTGCAGACATCACCATTCGTCACCCTGGCGATTTAGTGAATGCCAAAAACTACAGCAGCACATCAAAAGGCGTGGTGCGTGGTTCAGGCCGTCGTGATGGTGATTTTGTGGTGGCTGATTTAATCATTAAAGACCAGTTAGCCATAGATGACATTAATGCAGGCAATGCAGAGCTTTCAGCAGGCTATACAGCCGATTACGTGCCACAAGAAGGCACAGCCCCAAGCGGCGAGAATTATCAGTATATACAGCGTGATATTAGGGTAAATCACGTTGCTATAGTGCCCATGGCACGAGCAGGACGGCAAGCCCGTATTTTTGACAACCAACAAAGAGAGACAGCTATGACTAAAGTCACATTAGATAGTGGTCGATCTGTTGATGTGCAGGACGAGGCAACAGCTCTGCTCGTTACTGATGCATTTGACAGATTGAACAAAGAAGTAACCGACGCAAATAAGGCGGTTTCCGACGCACAAGCAGAAATCCAGAAAAAACAAGCTGTGATTGATGCCCAAAAAGAAGAAATCGACGCATTAAAACTGAAATCTTCTGATGAAGAAATCAAATTACGTGTTGATCGCATCGCTACCGTGAAAGATGCGGCAATGAAAATTGCTGGCGATACCTTCACAACCGACTCAATGGATGACGTGGAAATTATGCGGTCAGCCTTGAAAGTGGCGCGACCAGCAAACGAATGGGCCGATAGATCGGCTGATTACATTCGTGCATCGTTCGATATGGCGCTGGAATCAGCTAAAGCATCACCAGAGCAGAAAAACAAAGAGCAACTTGCTCGATTGGCTCAGGACGGTGCGCAGGGTATGCAGCAACAAACGTCTGATGCGCATAGCGAGTACAAAGACCGTTTAACCAAACCACAAGCTAAGGAGGCTTAATCATGGCAGTACAAGGCGGATATGCCATTAATCACCAGAAAGCCCTTCCAGGCATGGTGGTTGATGCACAAGTAAATAACTCGGTTTCAAAACTAAACACCACTGATGCGGTTGTGCCTTTTGGCGTTGCTGTTGCTCGCGTAGGTGAAGACGGTTTTGGCTTACTCACTAACACATCAGTCATTGCCAATGTGGTTGGCGTTCTGCGTCGCGAATTAAACCGCGTCACCGAACAAGGCGAATCATACGGCGCATTGCCTGAATATGATGCCTCTGTATTAACAGTTGGCACCATTTACGTTCCAGTCATTGCAGACGTTACCGCAGGTCAGCCGGCCTTTGTCGTTATCGGCAACGGTTCAGACCTCGATACAGTCGGCCATTTCTCAAACGCAGCAGGCACCGCTGCAACAACTGCATTGGCACTGCCTAATGCGAAATTTATCAGCGATGCTGCATCAGGTGGTTTGGCTGCATTATCAATTGTGGTAGGAGGTTAAACCATGAAGACAAATACAATCACTCTTGACCGTGACTTGCCTGCAGTAGGCTTGCAAAAAGGTACGGTTATCAGTTTCGATGCTGAAATGCGCACTATCGATGATGGGTTGGCGTTCTACATCAGCCAGTTATCACAGGTTGAATCGCGTATTTACGAAGCGAAATACCTTAACATCAACTTTGCAGACCTGATCCCAATCGACACTTCTATGCCTGAATGGGTAGATAGCGTTGATTACATCAGCATTGATGCCGTAACGATGGGTAAATTCATCGGCGCTGCAGCAGATGACTTGCCAAACGTATCAGCAAATGCCCACAAATCAAGCATTAAAGTGGGCTATGCCGGTAACTCGTTTGAATACACCCTGGATGAACTGCGTAAATCAGCTCAAATGCGTATGCCTATCGATGTTTCTCTGGCGCGTGCAGCACGACGCGGCGCAGAAGAACATATGCAGGAAGTGGCTTACTTTGGTGATGCCGATCGGGGTATGACAGGCTTGTTTAATAACCCTAACGTATCACTCGATAACTCAACACTGGACTGGAATGATCCTGCCACTACTCCACTGGAAATTGTGGCAGATGTGAATGATTTCTTAACCAGTGTTTGGGCGACTTCTTCAAATATTCATGTGCCAAATACGTTGGTGTTGCCATCTGAGCGTTGGAGCTTCTTAGCCACAACCACAGCCAGCACAGTAAACCCTGATGTGACCATCATGGATTTACTGATGAAAAACAACGTTTACACCAAAATGACCGGTCAGCAGTTACGTGTTGTGCCTCGTTTGCAGTTAAGCGCAACCGAATTAGCAAAATACGATGCTGCAATTACCAAAGATCGCATGATGGCGTATGAAAACAACTCTGAAAACCTGGTCATGCATGTGCCTATGGTTTGGCGTCCAATCGCACCACAAGCCCGCAACCTGAAAATCAAGGTTCCCGCTGAGTACAAGGTGTCTGGCGTTGAGTTCCGTTACCCGCTGTCAGGTGCATACCGCACGCTAATCTAAGCGGTAAACCATAAGCAACCAAAAAGCCCCGAAAGGGGCTTTTTTATTGGAGAGCATTATGTTTGTAAAAAACCACACAGCGCGAGTTATCACGATCAATGTCAAAGGTGAAAAGCCTTGTCGCACATTGCCAGGTAATCATCCGCCTGTCGAGATTTCAGAAAAAGCAGCCAAGACCGAATTTGCGAAAGACTGCTTTAAGCGTGGCTGGCTATCTGTCGTTGACGTAAAAGACGTTGATGAAGACGCGCCAAAAACAGAAAAAGAACAACTGACTGAAGACCTTGAAGCTTTAGGTGTTGAAGTTAAAAAAAGCTGGACTATCGCTCAAATGAAAGACGAGCTTGAAAAAGCAGTAGAAGCATAAGCAATGGAAATCACCCCAGCCATCATCACATCGTTTCGTGCAAATCAGCCTGCATTCACTGACGCAACTAAATGGCCTGATGATGTCGTTGAAACTGCGTTATGTGAGGCTGACGCTGAAACAGGTGGTCGCGGCTGGGGTGTATTTGATGATGTTTGTCAGAATTTTAAACGACGTGGCATGTTTTATTACGCCGCGCATTGGCTGGCTGTGACTTATCTGCAAGGCGCTAGCGATACGTCAAACATTAGCCCGACAGCACGGTTAAACGTAGCTGCTAAGTCAGTTGCTGATGAATCGATAACTTATCGAGTAGGCGCTATCCAGGACACGGAAAACGACTGGCTGTCACTGACCAACTACGGCGTGCAGTTTTTACGCCTGCGTCGGCGTGCTGGTATGGGCGCATTGGCTGTTTAATGATCAAGATAATTGGTCTGCAACAAGTGCAGGAAGCGCTTAAAAAAGAACTGGGAAAGTTCACCACAGAATACGCATTAATTGGCATTCATGAGTCTGCAGGTAGTGTCGAAGGTCAGCCGCTCACTATGGCTGGATTGGGCGCCACACAGCACTTTGGCAACGGCAAGATACCTGCCAGACCATTCCTAGATTTAGGCGTGGCAAAAGGTAACAGAGAATATTTGCAAACCATTCAGGATGGCGTGAAGCGCGGCCTAACCAGTGAGCAGATTATTGCTCAAGTTGGCTTGCTTGCCGTAGGTAATGTGAAAGAGTTCATCACGGATTTGAAATCACCAGCTAATGCAGCAAGCACCATCAAACGCAAAGGCAGTTCAAACCCATTAATCGATACCGGCGCAATGCGTAGCAGCATTACGTACACCGTCAGCAGCAAAAAACCGGAGGTATCACTTTGAGCCTCAATATGAGTGGGCACATCGATGATGTGTTTGAGTCGATACCTGTAACTCTCACCTATCAAGCAGGTGGCGCTTATGTAAACGGTATTTGGCAGGACGGCACAGAAACAACCGTCAGTTACAGAGCAAACGTTCAGCAGCTAGATGATAAAGAGTTATCCAATCTCATGCTAGCCGGGCAGAGAATCCTTGATTCTCGCAAGGTGTATATCAATGACGGTGATTTAGAGTTATTAAAGCTCGGCGAAGATATGCGGCTTGAAGGCGATGAATGGAAAATCGTTGAACGTGACGTTAGAGAGTGGCGCAATTACGCAAAACTAATAGTGGTTCGCTACGATGACCAATGAAGAAATCTTTGCCATCTTGCGCCCGCACATTATGGGTTTAACTGGCGTACCTGAGTGCATCCTCTATGCACAAAACCAAGATGCGCCGACAGGTGAGTACGCATCAGTTCAGCCACGTTATGCAGTGGAAGAGCGTGGACAAGCCAATATTTACCGAAAAGACATACCTGACGATCAAGTCGAAACCGATGTAAGACCACAAATCATGGTCACCGTGATAGTTGAGTTCTATCGCGGTCCAGCAAATGAGCGTGCTCAGCGTCTGCTGCAGATGGGCAAGGTTGAAACGGTCACATGGGATTTGTTTAAGCACAAAATTTCCATACGCAACACAAGCGGAATACTCGATTTAACGGCACTTCAATCAAATAACTACGAGCAACGGGCACGTATTGAGCTTTATCTATGGATGGAGTCAAGCACAGCCTATGCCGTGAACAATATTTTAGGCACCAAAATCATTGCAGAAAAAGAGGATGGCCAGGTCATCCAAGAAATCAATATTGATATACGAGGTTAATAAATGACATATCCAGCAGATCGAATAATTCAAGTCAATGCACGTATAAGTCCTGCTGGTTTGGGCTTTGCTAACTTTGCATCAGCAGTGGTGTTTTCAGATTCAAGCGAAAATGGTGCGCTGACCGTAGATACTTTCAAAACTTACTTTGATATTACAGAAGTAGCAGCCGACTTTGCCGATACCACCGAAACATACAAGTCAGCCAATAAATGGTTGGGCGGCACACCAAAAATGCGCCAAGTTACTATTTGGGTAACCAATCCAGTAGATGCCACGCTAACCGCAACGTTCAATAAAGCGCGTGATGAGTTCTGGTGGTACTGGACAATCCTGACCGCTGATGTGTATTCGGTAGAAGCAGATGTGCTTCTGGCTGCTGCATGGTGTGAAGAAAACGCCAGTATGTTCATTGACAATCAAACCAGTACAGCAGTTGCCGCGATTCGCGATCAAAATGATGATACCGATATTGCATCACAGCTTACTACACTGGGTTATCGCCACGTTTACACAGCAGCGCACGCAACAGACGCTTATGCAGGAACGGCACTGGCCAAGCATTTTGCAGCAGTTAATTACAGCGGCGAAAACTCAACCATTACCGGAGAGTTTAAAAAATCCCCAGGTGTTGCGTCAGAAGATTTAAAAGGCACTGAGATTGCCGCGATGGAAGCTGATACCAAAAACGCTACCTTCTACGCAACGGTAGAGCTTCAAGGCTCAACTGATGTGGGTCGCTGGTTAAATACCATTACGCATAGCACCTTCGGTGAATACATCGATGACGTGGTGAATCTGGATGCGTTTATTAATACCGTGACGGTCCGGCTTTATAACGCACTGGCAAATGTCACCACCAAGTTACAACAAACGCCACGCGGACAAGCGGTATTACTGGCTACAGCGCGTCAGGTTTGCGACCAATACATTGATAACGGGTATTTGGGCCCGCGCAATTATGTCGATCCAGATGATGGTATTGAAAAATACACAGTCGGCTATGAAATCTTAACCAAACCAGAAGATATTCTGGATATTTCAACAGAAGATCGCGACAGTCGTTTGTCCGCACCAATTCGTATTCGCCTGTTCCGTGCTGGCGCTATCCATAAAGCAATCATTGATTTAGACGTTTACTAAGGGGCATTAACGATGGCATTAAATAATTTCAGCACCGATCAGATAGTAGTAACAGTCAACGGACGAGAAATAACGGATTGGGGCGATTCAGATTCACCCATTACTGATGCGCCTATCGATCAACGCTCTAACCTGCGCCGCGGCATGGGTGGTAACGCTATTCGTCTGGATCGGAAAAACCCTGGCCGCTCAGTAACATTAAATCTTAACCCTGGCAGTCCCGATTCAGCTTACATGCAGGCGCTATTCAATAGTTACGCAAACATCAGTTTTTCGGCAACGGTAATCGGCACACTGGAAAACGCAATTGGTACAGAGGGCGTTATTACCAATGACGGCGCAAGTAATCGCGGCGGCACCACTATTTCAGATGACCAATTCTTAATGGAATTCAACGCATGGACTGGTCTTAAAGGCGGTGAATAATGTCCAATACTAAGACATTCACACTGGGCGCAGAAACCTACAACGTCGCAAGGGCATCAGCCGTCGCACAAGATGAAGTATTTAGCCTGTTAACTCAGCCATTGACTCAGCGTCTTGCTATGGCAGCAAAAAACCAGAAAAGCAGTGAGCCTGATGAGGCGGTATTGGTTTTTATGATGATGGCGTTGCCATATCAGTTAAAAGAAAAAATCGATGGGTTAATTATGTCGCGTATCAGCATTGCCGGACGTGATGACTTTGTTTCCATTCGTGATTTTGATGGCAAGGTGATGGAATACAACAAACTGCGTGCGAAAGTGTTGCGGTGGAATCTTGAAGGTTTTTTTACCTATTGGGCAGAAGAAAACCGCGCCGCAATCGAGGCAATGCAAAGCCAACCAACATAAATTGGTACTTGATGCGCCCCTGCACAGGGGTAAACGGTATCTGTCCGCCGTTATGTTCATGGGCTGATTTGAATGATGGAACTTACTCGCTGGAAGACGTTGAACGGTTCAACCAGACAATAACGCAGATGGTCGATGATTATAAATCTGCTATCGCTAACGCAAAGGCTGAGAAACGATAAATGTCTAACACCATTAAAAACTTTCTTGTTGGCGTTGGCTTGGATGCTTCCAAGTTCGATGAGGGCGAGAGAGAGGTTACCGGCGGATTAAATCGTATTCGTTCAGTTGCGGGGTTTGCCGGTGCTGCTATGGTTGGCGCATTTGGGGCGGCTTCATCAGCGGCTATTGCAGCGGGCAGTCGGATAGATGGCTTTAACCTTGCCGCAGAAAAGCTGAGTTCATCGCCTAAGTTTGTTTATGGGCTAGGGAATGCCTTTGAGGTTCTTGGTGGTGATGCTGCAGATGCATTATCAGCCATTTCATCCATAGAAGACGCATTAAGCGACTTCCGGTTGCGTGGTGATGCGAGCGCCTTTGAAAGTCTGGCCTATGCCGGAATAGATACTGCCTCACTAATGCAAGCTAAAGATGGTGAGGAATTTATGCGAATGCTATCAAGCATTACGCCAGAGCTTAGTAAAGAGCAGCAACTACAACTGCAAAAAACATTTGGCTTTTCCGATGTAACTATGCGGTCACTGCGTCAGGGGCAGCAAGAGTTTGACAGGCTGATCGAGCAGGCATCCAACCTAACCGGAAACATACAAGATTCAACAGAAGCGGCTAGGGATTTCAACGAGCAGTTAGCGTTAACAAAGCTGAGAATAGAGGGCGTATCAAATACGCTGGCTGAAAAAATGCTGCCCGCCTTTGCTGGAATGTTAGAAACAGCAAACGACTTAATTGATAGGGCCACGACGCCAAGAGATCCAGAAGCGCCAACAGCTTGGGAGAATATGCTCGATAAGGGCGTATTTGGCAAAGATGGTGGTGAAAGACGTGAATGGCACGCGGAAGGCTTTAGCGGTATTACTGATTCGGTTGGCGGATGGATAGGTGATCAGCGCGCCAAAGCCATTGAACGATCATCCATTTACCGGCAGTCAGTCATGGATGGCGCAGTAGACAATCAGGACGCTATCAGAGCAACGCCTGACTACAACTTTTATAACAGCCGTAGTGACACAACTAATTATCAACAACCAAAAATACAGAACAATCTCGACGTTAATCTAACGATTGATGGCAAGGCTTTAGAGAATACGGTAACAGGGGTGATTGAGCGGCGCGATCAAGCCACAATCGACGATATGCAAACAACGACGGACAGATAATGAGTGTTATTAATATCCTATTCCGTCAGTCTCCCACGCTGGCAGGTTATAAGTTAGACGCCACTCTTGAAGATACGATTGATGCCAGCATCGAATTAACACGCTATCCAGTGGAATCTGGCGCTCGCGTAAACGATCACAGAATCATTAACCCTATCCGTTATTTCTTGACCGGCGCGGTGAGTAATAACCCTATCAAACCGATACTGACTGACTTTATCGGTGCGGGAACAAACATAGATAGAAGCAATCCCTTTGTAGCAACGGTTGCAGGGCTGTCCATTGGCTTCCTATCAGGCAATAACGCAACAAGAGCGTCAAGCACCTTACAATTTTTAATTGATTTAATGGTGGCTGGCCTGCCGTTTGATGTTGATACCGTCGATGCCAACTTAGCCAATATGGTGCTAACCAGAATCAGCAGGACACGAGATCCAGTAAATGAAAATGGACTGATATTCATTGCTGAATTACAAGAATTGATCACGCTCGACAGGCTGCCAGAAAAACTGCAGCCGTCACAGTTTCAATTGCCTGATGGCGATCCAGTTAAAAGTGCAGCCGCAGCCGATGTGAACGCAGGACAGAAAGTAGGTGTGCAGCCTAGTGGCGCGGTCACGATAGCCGTTGAGGATGTCATGCAATACGTGGGTGAGGATATATGATCACAATTCCTTTGCTTGCTGGCCCTGCAAATGCACATCAACGCTTTTCAATGCAGCTTGGTAATAACTTTCTGGACTTTGAGATTAATTACCTTTCGTATCTGGATTACCCCGCATGGAGTTTAAATATTTACCGTGATGGCACGCCGTTGGTTTTGGGTGCAATGTTAGAGCCTGGAGCAGATATCATCGAAAACTATCAGGCCAAAATAGGCTCACTGGTATTCACCGGAAAGCAGGCCACATTAGATAGTTTAGGCATCGATAACACGCTTACTTGGGTGGCCTAATGTCTCAATATTTGCGCCGATGGCTGATTGAGATAGACGGCAATGAGTTTGTGCAAGGCGGCAGAGATAGACAGTTACGTTGCGTCTTTGATGTGGTTGTATCACCTTTAAATACACAATCATTTGCCGATATTCGATTATACAACTTGGCAAAAACCAGCATTATCAGTCAGGGATCAACGATCGCGCTAAAAGCGGGCTATGAGAATAGCGTTGATTTAATTTTCAACGGCATCATAAATAACGTATTGCCAGAGCGTGACGGGACAAGCACAGCAACAAGATTGCTTTGCCGGTCTGGTACGCCAGTATATGACAGGGGATCTATTAATTCATCGTATGGCGCGGGAACACTGCTTGTCGATGTGGTTAAAGATTTAGCCTCAGCATGGCCTAGAGCGTTAGATTTAGATGAGTCGCAATTTACCGATAAACCCGTTTTTATAAGTGGATTTATTGCAGATGGAGATATTCCTAAAATCCTCACCGACTTGGGCGGGCAGTTTGGCTTTACATGGGTTGAAGATCGCGGCCGGATAACCGTTACACGAAAAGGCAAAACCAGAACAACGCCGATATTTGAAGTAAACCAATACACCGGCATGGTAGGTATGCCAGAAGTGAATCGCGGCCCTGATGGATTGGGTGTAACGGTCACGATGCGTATTAACCCATACATTAGAACGTCAAGCCGAATTAATGTTAAATCTGAGTTCAGCACATTCAATACCGGCAATATTTTTATTCAGCAGCTATCCGGCAATGCAAATGCGAACGGCCTTTATAACGTGCTGGCCATGTCCTATACGGGCGATAGTCACGGCGATTCGTGGGATTTAACGATCGATGGATTAGTGCCGGGAATACTGGCAACTGAGCAAGCGCCAAGTGTTGAAGAAAGACAAGCTACGGGCGGTCTGGTTTGGGGCGCGAAAGTCAGTAAGGAATTTAGAGCGAGAGTCCGTCAGATTGAAAGCAATCTTGGTATTAACGCCAACTGGCTCATGGCAATTATGGCTTTTGAAACGGGCAATTCATTTGATCCGACAACAACCAATCTGGCCGGTTCCGGTGCTACAGGATTAATACAGTTTATTCCGTCAACAGCGGTAGGTCTTGGCACCAGCACAACAGCATTAGCCAGAATGACAGCAGTTCAGCAGCTTGATTACGTCGAGCGTTATTTTGAAGACTACGCCAGACGCATCAGAAATATTGGTGATGCATACATGGCGGTGCTGTGGCCTGCAGCAATTAATAAACCTGAAAGCTATGTGATGTGGGAAAAGACCGGAACATACGCCAGACAGTACGCACAAAACGCCGGTTTAGATGCAAATCGCGACGATAAAATAACACGAGGTGAGGCCGTTGAAAGAGTTGATAAGTCTTACATGGAAGGCCTTAAATACATTAGGTAGCCGCCATGAGTAATGGTCATAAAGAAACGACTGGTTCAGCGCCATTAAAGGCGGGATTCCATGAGTTAATGAAAACCGTTTACACCAGTGTGCCAGGTCACGTAATTGCACTAATAGACGGCGGGTCGAAACAGCGGGCACAGATACAGGTCGGTATTGAGCGTGTTGACATCAATGGATCTTCATTTGCACTTAAGCCAATTATTGACGTGCCAATTCACTTCCCTGGAGGCGATTACTGCATTGAGTACCAGATTGACCGAGGTTGCGAGGGGATGGTTTTTTTCTCCCAACGTTGTACCGATGGCTGGAAAACAACAGGCGGCATCGCACAGAACCCAATAGGCAGATTGCACAGCTTGCAAGATGCGTTCTTTGTGCCTGGATTTAGAAGCGATCCAAATGTATTGCCAGACTTTCAAAACAATGGCATTAGATTAAGAAATAAATCAGGCAGTCAGTTTGCTTGGTTAAAAAATGACGACACAATTTCAGTTGAAAACAGTATAGGTCATATACGCATGGCGGCAGATGGAACGGTCACCATTAACAATGTGGTTATCACTCCGGAAGGCCTTATTACCACGCCGGAAAATATAGTATGGGGAAGCGGATCCATTAGCGGCAACGATCACGTCCATTCGGGCGTTGAGTCGGGCGGCGGAACATCGGGGCCACCAGTATGACGGTAAGAAAATTAAATGAGCAGGGCGATATCGTCACCACTGGCGATGTGTTTATTCACGATCGCGAAGAAATAGCCCAAACCTGCGTGACAAGATTAAAGCTTTTCCTAGCTGAGTATTTCAGAGACATAACTGACGGAACGCCCTGGTTCCAGCAAATTCTTGGCAAGTTTGAAAGCCTGAACAGTGTTGAGTCAATCTTAAGAAACAGAATTGCCAGAACGCCGGGGGTGGTGCGGCTACTTTCTTTTAATCTTGATTATGATCTGCAGTCGCGCTCGATAACTATATCGAGTTATGTATTAACGCAATTTGGCGAGATAGAGGTTTTATACAATGGCGCAGTTGACACCACAGGGCTATAAGTTAACCACTCAAAACGAATGGTTTAACAATCAAAGGGATTTATATTTAGAGATCGATCCTAGTTGGAATCTTGATCCATCCACGCCTGACGGTTTAAAAATCGCACATGATGCGGAGGTATTCTCTGCCTTAGATGAAACGCTGATGCAGGCGTACAACTCAAAAGACCCAAACAAGGCTCGTGGCATTGATTTGGACGTGTTATCAGCAATTACGTTCACATCAAGATCGCAAGGAACGCCATCAGACGTTGAGCTGTTATTTTCTGGCAATCCAGGTGCAACCGTTTTGTCGGGCGCAATTGTTGAGTCCGCGACTACCGGATCACGATGGACCGTTAGTCAAACCTACACGCTAGACGTTTCAGGCGCGGCAACGGTTCCAGCCAAGGCCACTGTAATTGGATTGACGCAAGCAGACACAGGAACGCTGACAAAGATAATTACCACGATGAGTGGCGTGACCGGCGTTACAAACCCAGCACCAGCAACACCAGGAACCACAGTCGAAACAGATTCAGCTTTGCGCTTGAAAAGGCGTGCCGCAGTAGCAAGGGCGGGCAAAAATCAGATTGGGTCTGCATTGGGTGAAATCTACGCCGTTGAAGGTGTTCGCCGTGCCAGAATTTATGAAAACACCACCGATTCAGCAACAGTTGATCCTATATTTAACCCTCACGGACTACCAGAGCATTCAATGGGAATTATTGTGGATGGCGGCGAGGATTACGATATTGCTTATGCGGTGTATAGCAAGAAAAACCCAGGCTGTTTTTTAGCCGATACCGGTGACGATACAGTTGTAATTGTCACAGACGAAGATTACCCCACCAACATTCAACCAATACGCATTAACCGTCCAACTTATGTGGATATGGTTATTGTTATTGAGTTAACCGATACCTTAAATGAATTGCCAGAAGATATTGAAAGCCTGATAAGTGAGGCATTTCTTGAGTTTGCCAATGGGTCGATGACCTCTCCATCATGCGGCTTTCGTGATAGAGGGTTTGATATTGGCGAATCAGTGCCATACAGCAGCTTATATACACCTATAAACCACGTAATTGAGCCTTACGGAAACGCTTTTGTTTCCGCTTTAACTGTTAATGGCGCAACCACAAATCAGGCGATTGCTTATAACGAGTTAAGCCGATGGACTGAATCTAATATCACGGTAACGATTGCATGATAAATCTACCAAGCCGGATTTATAGCCAATATCGGAGTAAGCCAAAACTTGTTGATTGGATGAATATTGCCAGAGTATTGGGAGGTGATATTGAATCAGCGGCGGAGGCGGTCAGAAATTCATATGACATAGATTCCGCCGAAGGCGAGCAGCTTGATGTGCTAGCTAGGATTGTTGTTTTGGATCGCGGGTTTGTTTCAAATATACCGCTAAATCAATATCGTTTCGCTGCATCCACCGATATTCAACCTCGTATGGGTGGTGGTGCGACCATGTCGGCAAAAACAGCCGCATCCGACACCATAATGTCTGACGGTCTTTTGCGGATAGCAATCAAAGCAAAGATCGCCAAAAACAATGGCGACGCAACCATTAAAAGTATTCTTAGGCAGATGATGATCATTGCGCCAGGTATTGAGTATCTTGCCGTAAATGACAACCAGGATATGACCTTCGGAATAGAGTTTTCTGGAGATATTGACAGCCTTACTCGGTGGGCATTATTCAATTCAAATCTTATCCAAAGGCCACAGGGTGTGAAATTTTTAGGGATTACAGAAAAGACCGATTTTTATAGGTTTGCACCAACAGCGTCAGCGGTCAGGATGGGTGCAAGTGATATACGTTTCAGAAGATACAGGGGCTACTAATGGCTATAAATGTAAAAACGAAATATCCCGCCAATGCGGACGCTCCATCACTTGACTACCCAACAGGTAGCTTCAGGAATGACACATCGCCGGAGTCAGAGGACGGAACCCCGCTTGAAAAAGACTGGGCCAATGACTGGCTTGGATTTAGGGACGCCACGCTTGATGAGGCTGAAATAGTTGCCAACGGAGTTGTTGAGACCGCCCAGGCGTCACAAGTATTAAACGCCATCCTGTCCATGATAAATACCCGCGTAGCTCCATCGCAATTGCAAGCTATATGGGATTCTGGCTTATTAACCACAGAAAGCTCTATAAGCCCAGTAAAACTAGATTCTAAAATTAAAACTCTAGCCATTGGGGAGGTACAAACTTGGCAAAATGTTGGCGGCAGCCGATCTCTTGACGTCAACTACACCAATTCTACTGGCAGATCGATCATGATTTCAGCGTCAATCGGTGTAAACACTGAGGGTCAGAATGTAATTGCCATAGTTAATGGGGTAACCATCCTGGCTTGTCCTGTAGGTGGTTTTGCAATGTCGGTTCAATTTATAGTTCCAAATGGTGGTGTGTACTCATTAAGCGCGCCAAGTGGCATACAAAGCTGGGCGGAGTTACGATAATGAAATATTACAAAGACAATAACGACAAAATATATGCTTTTGAATCTGATGGCAGTCAGGATGAGTTCATTCCTAGCGGACTGGTAACGATAACCAAGCAGCAGGCAGATGCTATTATTGCGGCTAATCAGCCGCCCGCGCCACAGGTAACCACTATAACTCGCAGGCAGGGCAGGTTAGCGTTGCGTCGAGCTAATAAGCTATTAATTGTTGAGTCTGCTATCAATAATATTGCTGATGATGACGCTCGTATAGACGCCCAGATTGAGTATGAAGCTGACACATGGGAGTTAGGCAATCCTTTTCTACAATCTATGTGGAACCAGCTTGGCGGTACTGAATCAGAGTTGAATAGTTTATTCACTCTGGCCAAAACGCTTTAGTTAAACATCTAATCATTCATCAAGGCCGCGAAAGCGGTTTTTTTTATGCCCGAAATTCACGCGAAGCAGATTCATTTCTGAGGGCTGATCGCGTTCCCAATTAAGACGAGGTAGCAAAATGGCAACCAGCAATACAGTGACAATTACTAAAGAAGATGGATGGGTTGAAATAACGGCTGCGGACGGCTTATCGGGGGCTATTCAAAATAAAACAGCTTTACTTTCCTGCTACTACGCTGAAACCGCATCAGGCGCGCCAGGCGCAGGCGTTGAAGGAATGAAGCTTGCCCCGCTTGAGGCATTCCCCAAAACATCAACCTTAACAGCTTGGGTGAGGGCGTCCACCGGGTCAGTGAAAATTGATTTTACTGAATGGTCCAGTTAATAAAGCCATCAAACCATAAAGCCTGCCGTTGAGCGGGTTTTTTTTGCGCCTAAAAACAGGAAAACCGCATGAATATTATGGGCAACATAGCACCATGGATTTTAGGACGAAAACCTAAATTTGTGCCGCCTGCAGAGCCAACAGCAGTATCCTTCCAATCCCTAACCGCAAACGGCACAAGTGGCACAGTTTCCACCACGCAATTAACAGCCACGTTTGATGTTGATCCAGGCTTAACCACGGCTAACTTTGTTGTTACCGGTGCAAGCAAGGGTGTTGTGTCGAAAGTTGGTGCTGTTTATACCGTCAATATCAACACGATTACGGTTGAAGATGGGCAGGGCGTAACGCTGGATATTATCAATGTTCCTTCAGGCTTTACGGTTACGCCTTTATTCCGTTCGGTCACTGTCTACAAAGCGGCCGCACTTGAAGCGCCGACCTTTGAATTTGATTTAGTTTTCCCTCAATTAACCGAAGGCGATACAGGCACATTTAGTGCGGCTTATTGTTTTGCGGGTGAGATTGACAGCTATTCCATTGCGACAGGCACGTTGCCAGCATGGTTGACGTTTAACACCTCAACTTGTGTATTTACCTACACCAATGCTGTTTTTGAAACCGTTTCAGGCTTGTCCATTACTGCGACTAATGCGGCTGGCAGTGCAGCGACTAACACTGCTGATTGGGTGGTGGCTGAAATCGACGCGATGCCACTGGTCTTCCACGGCTACACGCAAGTAAACGGAACTTCAATTCAGGTAACAGAATTGAAGTTTCAGGATAGCGTTGAGGAAAGAATATTAGCGGGCACGCTAGAAGCCCCTTGCTCATTGATGATTACAGCCGAAGCAGTCGCGTCAGGCGTATTACGTCATACAGGAAAGCCTGTCAGTGCATACCGTCACGCCCATTATGAAACAAAAGTGACGTATGCCAATGGCGATCCAATTGAATATTTGGGCGAAGTTAAAAAGGTTCATAAATTTGGTGATGAGTCGGTAGTCAACCCATATACCGATACACCGGGGCCTGAAATTACTGCGCTTATTCGTAAGGATGGCGATTACAGAGTAGAAACAACCGTCATGCTGGCAAACTCTACAGGGAACGTTATCAAGCATGTGTTTAGTCGTAATGTAACCATAAATCCTTGTGGAGCTGATTTTTACTTCTATGCTGGCTCATCTGGCAATGATTCAAACGATGGCAGAGACCCTAACGGCTTTGCTTTAACAAATGCGAGCTATGTTGAGTCAACAGGAGTATTAACCGAGACAGGCAAGTTTGCAGGCTATGACCACACCGCAGCAGCAAGCATTGGTTACGACAGAGAGAATACAAACTGGATTTATTTTAGTGGAGCGTTACGCCGAATTGCTGAAAAAATCAGTGATGATGCGATACGCATTGATGATGCTTATAAACTGAGTGCGGACGCAACCGGACTGACCTCATCGACTGGGCCTAAAGGCTTTTATACCGGAGGTAATCCGCAAGCGGATAACTTTGGCATCATGCTGCTTTCTGGCACAACCAGTGACTTTGCTAGCTCTCCATCGACCGCGAGTGTAGATGACTGGTTTTATATGGGGAGTTATGGCGGCACAAGTCCTGCCAACATTACCTCAACAACAATGCCACCAAGGTCGCGAATGATTAGTATGCAGTTACCTAACGGCACGAACAACCTACCAAATAATATATATATAAGCAATATTAGATTGCCTGATGATGGTAAAATCCTTTTCATGTTTTCTGGTGTTAGCTTTTCTGATCCGCTAGAAGGCCAGCAGGTAGATATATGCCTAGATAGGATGGTAGATGAAAATATAGGTAATTGGTATATACCATCTAGTGCCGACATACATCTAACCATGTGGGCAACTCAGTGTTTAGCTAACCAACGTATGATCACGTTTGAGCGAACTATTGAGGCCGCACTTACTGGTGATGTCCAGATAACGCTTGAAACAGCTTTTGACCCTGCTGAATTTACAGCACTTAATCCCGGTGCAACATACGCGTCAATAAAAATTTACTACTCTCCAACAGAGTATGAATACCATCGAATGAGCTTAACATCAGCAGACAACTTAACATTTGACTTAATCAGTGATCGAGGAAGGTATGAGCTTCTGAGGGACTTCCCGGCTGGCTCTGCGGTGACAATTCACGAGTCCCGATCTGTGCAGCAGCTAATCACTAGCAAACGTCTAGCCATTGTGGGAATGATTATTGAATCTACGTGTGACTTTGATACTTATGGCCATCACTATTACCCAAACAATCAAATAGGAAACTCTCACTATGGATGGGTTTATGCCCGTGACGGTGAAAATGTTGGCTTTATGTTTAATCATAATGCTGATGACGTACCCGCACAGGACGGTATATCAGTGCATGATTGCTATTGTCGGCACAGTGAATTTTTCATTGACAGTAGTAATGGCGCTAATAAGCCAGAGACCTCTACACAAACCAACATGATATTATATCGAAACAAAGGTGACGAAACTTGCCGAGGTGGGACCATGTACCCTTGGACGTTAAAATCATTCTTTGCTAAGAAAATGGAATTTTACAACGATGGAAGCACTTATGACGGTATTGTAGGCGTTGCCTATAACTCTTTCCAAGTAAAGCTAGATACGCTAGTAGATCACAATGTTGATAATTACGTTGCTGAAGAATGTAGAGGTTTTGGGTATGGGCTTTATAAGCAAGAGCAATTTATTACAACAGAGCTTTACAATAATGAAGTTTGGTCAAATGCGGCGGATGCTACCTTATTAAGGCTATCCCCTTCAGCATCAGGGTACTCCCCCGATGCAAAACTTTATGTTGGTTATAACAAATTCTGGGCTCCAAATGTTATATCAGGAAAGCCGTTCACTGTTGACGGCGTGGCGAAAACATTGGCTGAGCTTGAGAGTTTAATTCCGGGAGACAATAACTCATTAGCACAGCCAGACTGGAATGACCCTGCAAACGGCGATTTCTCCCCAGTAGTTACATCGCAGGCTGTAACCTTCAACGGCGTTGATTCCTATGCGTCCATATCTCCAGACATGATAGTTCGTGATGGAGTAACTGGTATAGGTGATTGGGTACAGTTTGAAGTTAAAACAACGACAGGCGGGGTGATAGTTGGTGAGTCTGCCAGCGCAGATGCAAGGGTAGAGGTTAACTCAACTGGCGTTGTTGTTAGGACATGGATAAGCCCAACCACGTTTAACTATCCAAAAACAGGGCTTTTAGACGGAAATTGGCACACTATCAGAATTCAGAGGGATGCTGCTGATTCTTTCTTCGCTGTTATTGATGGAGAGACTGTCGCGCAGTCAGGAACAACTTCTATTACCGCAAACATTAGGGTCAACCGGGTTGCTCGAAGAGGCACAATATATACCAACGCATCTGTTCGCAATCTAACCGTATCTGGCTCCGTATTAACTACCTACGCAATGGACTCAGGAAGCACAACAACTGAGGCCGCAAGTGTTGGCACTGGAACAATGACGCTTGTGAACGTGGTTGCAGGCGATTGGACTTAGAACGTTAATGCAAATCATATTAAGCCGCCTTCGGGCGGTTTTTTTATGCCTGGAGTAAAGCATGAATAGATTGGCAAAGGTTGGCGGCTTATCGCTGGCATCGGTCCCGTTAATGGTGTTTCTGGCGTTATGGGAAGGTGGTAGCGAAGGTATGACAGTTTACGCAGATAAGCTTGCAGGAGGGCTGCCTACAGCGTGTCACGGCATCACTAAATACGTGACAGATGAGCCGGTTATCATTGGTGATTACTGGTCAAAAGAAAAGTGCGATCGGGTAATGAGTGAGGAATTAACAAAAGTTCAATTGGAATTGCTGAGTTGTTTAACGCATGAGCCGCCACAAGGCGTGTTTGACGCTGTTTCGTCATTGGCCTGGAATGTCGGCACGCCAAAAGCCTGTGGTAGTCAATCGGTGAAATATATTAACAGCGGCGATTACGTGACCGGGTGTAATCTAATCGCAACCAAATTTAATGGACAACCAAACTGGTCATATGCTGCCGGGGTTTATCTGCAGGGGCTGCAAAATCGCAGACAGGGCGAACGGGACATTTTATGCCTGCCGGGTATTTATGAATAAATACATTCTGCTTGCAGCCGCATTGGCAGCCTTTGTCGCTGGCTGGCAAATACAAGGCTGGCGAATGGGTGAGCAGATTGCTGAGGCTAATACCAGAACAGCCGAAACACTCAAATCAATTGCTGTTACCGCAGCAAACAAACAACGGGAACTGCAAGATGAATTCGATAAAAAACAAGCTGTATGGGCGGCTGTTGAGGTTGAACAATATGCTTTACTGCGTGATGCAGAGAAGCAAAACGACCAGCTTCGTGCTGATGTTGATGCTGGCCGTAAGCGGTTGCGCGTCAACGCCAAGTGTCCAGCCAGTAGCGATAGATTGCCCGAAACCAGCCCCAGTACCAGCGTGGATAATGGAAGCCCCCCCGAACTTAATGCAGATGCTCGACAGTATTATTATTCCCTCAGAGACGGAATTGAGCGAGTAACCAAACAGCTACTCGCATGTCAGTCCCGGCTTAAGTGATTTTCAGAACACGCATGGCTTTAGTTTTTACTTCATCAACACGCGACTCATGCACTGCAAAATAATTGGTGGTTCGTCTTGGGTATTGATGGGAATCAATGAATGCCTCAAGTGATAAACCTTTTGCTGAATGCGGTAGCCTGTTGGGTATAAAAAGCTGATACCCGTGCGACTCAAAAAATTGCCACATTGCTTCTTTTGTAAAACCCAATACCTCACTTGGGCCAGACTCAAACATAATTACCGGCCTACATCGTTCAATCAATTTTGCCGCACCAAGTAAAGCGCCAAGCTCTGCACCTTCAATATCAATCTTGATAACGTCAATATCATCCCGATCAACAAGATTGTCCACCAGGTTCATTTCAACAGTGATCTCTCTGGCGTTCTTGATTTTATTAAGTGAGCTATAACCGCTTAGCTTCGGGTCAATAAAAAAACGGGCCAAGCCAGCGCGATCAGAAACGGCGCACTCATGAATCTCAACATCTTTAAATTTAGCTGCCAGCTTTTTGGCTTTATCTGGTATCGCTTCAAAAGCAATTATTTTTGACGGACTGGAATGAGCTTTAACCCCAGAGATAATTGAGCCAATGTGAGCGCCTATATCGACAAATACCTTATCGGTATCGCACAGCCTCACCACCAAGAAAGTGGAAAGATGATCGTTCATCACAGTCCCGACAGACAGTGAGCGTTTATGAGCTTGGGTTAATAATTCAACCTTAGTGCGAAGTCGCAACAAGGCACCATCAAAACCCGATCCTACAAGTATTTCCCTGATCATTATTAATATCCTTTTATAACCAAAATTAATATATATCAAAATCCGAAACAAGTATGTAACTCATTGTTTTTATTATGCCGAAAATGCCATTTTTGACAGTGGCTAAAAACAGTGTAAAATGCCGCCCCTAGTAGGTTTGCGCGAGTTACGATACCACCTTGACATGGTGGGGGTCGATGGTTCGAATCCATTCGTGCCTACCAATTTACCCTATATAATTCAGTAAGTTGGCAGTGTTTTACTTTTCGTCTTTCACTAAAAATAATAAAGAATA